TTTTTGCGAAGATTAACACGGTTTTAGTGAGATTGCTAGATGCTGTTTCCATCCCCTTCATGCTTCTATAAATATCCCACGCCGAGTCTTTTTGGCCTTCCGTGACTGGATGACGACGACAAATCTGTATGGCGTTTCCACCAGTCATGGCATCAAACTGATCGCGGCCCGCTAGGCGCATCATGGCCAGGTCGTGGTTGGTCACAAGTCCCACTCGTTGAACGAGGTTGTATAGATAGGCTTGTACCCGCCCCTCACCCAGTAAAATTGGTCGCACTGTGGGCACTTTACGGATGCGAGGGCTTCGGTTGGCGCTATCGCCCATAGGTCATCTTCTGAAAAGCCACTGACCATGTCTTGCTCGTCTAGCCGATAACCGCACCCTGGGCATGTGGGGAATGGTTGCTCGACGGTTTCATGCTCGCTCATATCAATCCGCTTTCTTCGCGCATTTGGCGCACCAGTCGGGCTTGCCGGTGACTGCCCCATGGGGGCAGCCGGTGGATCTGTAATAGATACAGACTGTCATGATTGCTCGCTCATAGCTCATTTAGGTCAACATGCTTGCCCGTCCGGCGCCATATGTCCGTCCGCCGCAAATAGACCAGGTGGCGGCAGTGGTCACACATATCGCATCTGTTTGCCGGGTTTTTAATGGCTTTCGGGGTCCTGATCGAATATCTGCCGCAGTCGCACCGGACAACCCAGGCGCGAGATGAACAGGCCGACAGCCCGAGCACGGTGAACCGGCCAAAGCGCCTCCCGACAAGATCAACGTACCCTGCGCCCTTCCGAATGATTTTCGGAACTGGGACCACGGCTATTGGCACCTCGCTGTCACCCCCATTGCCCTTCGTGTTCGGCTCGTAGTGTTCCCCTCCGGACACAACAAGCCCAGCGATGCGGTTTATTGGCCCCCTGACAAGAATGTCATCAAGTTTCATAAGCTGCCCCTCGCTAACCAGCGTTTCGCCCATTGCTGGAGGCGTTTGCCCATGATGGGGTGCGTCAAGCAAAGCCGTAAGGCATCCCCGCCGGTGGCGGCGCGGAATTGGGCGTTCGAGGCCAGGATCATCATGGCGCGGTCGTGGAGGTTCATTCAATTCCCAGCTATTGCATTGATCGCGTCTATCAGCTCGTCCGCTTCATTTTTGGGGAGACCAAACGCCTGACCGTTGATGACAAGCTCCATCCATTTGTCGTTGTCCTCATGCTCGCGGACATCCATCAGGTCCCCGTCACTATTCAGGGTCAATTGGGTTGTGCTTCTAATCACGTTTATTCTCCTCAAAAAGGTATCTCATCAAGCCAACAATTGCACCCAGCCTGCTGATTTTCTTTCGGCACCTCCGCTTTCCATTGCTCGCAATACCCGCCGGTTCCGAAATTCGCGCAGGTACTACATGGGGTATCCAAGGGTGTAGATTCAACAATTTGCATGAGCGCTCGCAAGCTTTCCAGTATTTCGGTTTTCAACGCGGGGGATAGGTTATTCAAATTCATATCCAACGATCTCCGGGTATTTTTTCTGAACGATCACGATTGCAGACGGGCGCTTCAAGTTGTCGTAGGGCATGGCGTCTAGGGCCTCGTCAATTGAGTCTGGAACCGGCAACGCCGGGTCATTGCGCCGTTGCACCCACCACTGGACAGCCTTGCGCCGGGCGTAACCGTCGTGTTGCAAGCAGACCCACTCACTGGCCGCTTTCATGAGCCCATCGTAATAATCGACGCGCAGGCTGGGCATTTTGCCTATTGACTGATGCTTGCAATAGATGACGCGGGATACTGGCTTCCTGACTGTCGCCGCCCGAATGTCGGTCGAAAGCATAGGCGCCGTTGTGGCGTGGGCGTCGTGCTTTGGTTTTTCGGACAGATCAAATTCGTACCCGCAATAGCAAACGCGGGTGCTGGTCGCCACCTTCGATTCGCATTCCGGGCAGATTTTGAACGGCGCAGCGGTTGGGCCGGTTTTTGGCTTGGGGATCCATGCCTTGACCTGATCGACTGGCCCATGTCGGAGTGCATTGCCGGCAAAGTCTAGGACCATGCAATCGGTTTTCCCAGGCGCCGTCCGCATGCCGCGCCCGCTGATTTGGACGTACAGTCCTGGGCTTTGGGTGGGCCGCAGCATGACCAACAAATCCGTTTCTGGCGCGTCAAACCCTGTGGTCAGGACGCCGACTGTTACCAGTGCGCGAAGTCGTCCGGCGCGGTATTCCGCGATGGCATTGGCTCTGGCTAGTGCGGGCGTCTCGCCGGTCACACAGGCTGCCTTGACGCCCCGCGCATTTAGAGCCGCGGTGACGTGGTAGGCGTGATTGACGCCAGCGCAGAACACCAGCCAATGCTGGCGGTCGGCGCCTAGGGCGATAGCCTCTGACAATGCCGCTTGCGTGATCTCGTCTTTGTCGGCGGCGGATTCCAGCTGCCCGGCTACAAATTCGCCGTTTTGCGTCTGGACGCCAGTCACGTCGATCTGGGTATCGACGGGGCGGGATACTAGGGGGCACAAAAAACCCTGCTCGATCAGATAAAGCAGATTGATTTGATAGGCCACGGCGGCGAATAAGGCGTCGTGGCCGTGGGTTAGCGAGCCGGTTCCGGTGCGGAAATCAGTAGCGGTCAATCCGACAATCCGAATAGCCGGGTTGATCTGGCGTGAAGCCGCGAAAAACTGCTGGTACATGGAGGACGCCTTGCCACTAATCAAATGGCACTCATCAACCAAAATCAGGTCAAACCTTCCCAGGTGCAGGGCCTTGGAATGCACCGACTGGATTCCGGCAAAGATAATCGGATCGAAGCAATCGCGCCGCCGGAGCCCGGCGGAATGAATGCCCATCGGCGCCTCTGGCCATACGGCGGCTAAGCGCTTGGCGTTTTGCTCTATTAGTTCCTTGACGTGCGTTAAAACCAGGATGCGCTGGTCCGGCCAAGATTGCAGGATCTCGCGGATCATGACAGCCAGCACGACCGATTTTCCTGCTCCGGTTGGCAGCACCAAGAGGGGGTTGCCCTCCTGGTTTGCTGCGAACCAGTTGTACAGGCTATCTATGGCCTGGCGCTGGTGGGGGTATGGGGTAATCATGCTATTTGATCCGGGGCGCTTCGCCGCTGTCTGGCAGTAGATTGAACCCATATTGATGAGCATCTGTTTTTGGCATATAAATCGCCGTTTTATAACCGCACGAACCGCAAACTAATGGGAAAGTCTCTTGCCCACCGCGATTGATAACCCGAGCAACACGCCAAGAAACGCTATTGCATTTCTTGCATTCTGTGTTGATGAATTCATTCCATTTCACAGCATTCATCGTCTAGGTGTGCGTTTATGACTTTTGCTATTGATTCTTTCATTTTCGACTCAATTGAGCCGAATATCTTATCTGCGATTTCAGATATGTCGCATTGACTTAACTCTACATGCCTTTTGTTTGTTCTTATTATTGAGTGAGAAGATTCGTGTTTACAATAGATTGTTTTATAGCAGGCATTGCTCCAGGATATAGAGGATTCCCCCATGTTCCACTTGCAATAAATGCCAGTGTAATTAATGCAGTTACCAGGCTGCCCGCCTTCCATGCAAATACCGCAAGAATAGTCGCCCAAAGGAAGCAATGCTGGACCTCCAGCGCCGCCGTTCTTTACCGGCGTAATTGCATACGGAAACTTAACTATACGGTCTTCGTGGTTCATTGCTTATTTACCTATTTAATGGTATCACCCAATCAATTCCGCCATAAAGCGCGCTCTAATCTCGTCCGCTTCCGGGTCGCCAGCGGCGGCGAAATTCGCGGCCATTTCCCGGCTTGCGTAGCCGCCGGGGGAGCTGCCATTCCAGACCTCGGTGCCGTCCGGCTTGCGGTATTTGATTCGGACTCCGCAGAATGACGCCTCGTCAGGCCGCTCAAAATCCACGACTTCCGCCGGCACCAAGAACGGCAACAAGCGATGTTCCGGGCAATCCGCCCCCTGTCGCTGGGTGTCGGTGTCGATGTCGCAAGCCATCGCCCGGCAAGTCCATCGGCCATCGCCGTCTAGCTCCGGCGTGGAATGGATGCAGGTCCGGCAAGTGACCAGGGGCATTCCGCCGTCATGGCATAGGGCGTGGTGGCTGCACCATTGGCACTGGTACCAGTCTGGGCGTTCGCTGATCTTGGCCAGCGGCTCCGGTGCGGTAATCACGCGCAACGCCTTATCCCGGATCGACGCAAACGCTTCCGCATCGGCATCGGTCCTGACGCTGATCGTGTGGCGGCCGCCTGGCGTGGCACAGGTCAGGTAATGCCGGGTCAAATTGGCATAGCCCATGTACGCTTGGGCTTGGGCGTGATAGACCGGATCCCATGCCTTGAGAGCTTGCTTCTCGCCCAACTCCTGCTTGGCTTTCTCCAGCGCCCGCTGTTTCTTCTCGTCGGTCTGCTTGTGCTCCCAGACGTGCCAGGTCTTAGGGGCCTGCAATAGGCCCAGCACCACGCCATCCATATGGCCCCTGAAATGCCCTCCGTGGTCGGAAAATCCGAATTGCTTACCGCCTGTTTCGGTGTAGAGCGTGACGCCTTGGACCATTTTCAGCCTCTCCGCTTGCAGCGCTTCGCCCCGGTGGCCGTCTTCAAATCGTTTGAACGCTTGGGCATCGAATGAAACCGGCGAGCACCAATGGAATCCGTACCAAAGCGCCCGGCTGCATTCCCTCCCTATCTCGCTCATGCCGAGATAGGGCCGGGCCTGCTCAGACCGGCCCCGTGCCTGGATGGCGGCGTCAACCGACTCCAGGGTGGGGTCCGGCATGGCCATGTTGATGGCGACCATTCGCCTATTTCATCCAGGGCGGGAGGGCGGCTTGCTGGGGCGCGGGCGGCGGCTGGTAAGCCGGGGTCGGCTGTGGCGCCGGTTGATAGGCGGGTGCGGCGGACTGCTGGGCCTGCTGGGCAGGCTGGAACGGTTGTGGGGCGTGGGTGGCGTTGGCGGGCTTGTACGCCTCGATGTTGTTACGCGGCTTGTAGCC